ATAACAAATTACCGGCAAATTGACACGATTACTGCCAATAATTGTGTCAGAAAGTGAGGCGTTATATGAAAGTATCAGATGCAACTCTTTTAAGAATGTGGGGTATGGTGGTCAAGGGACGCGCCGGTAATAAGTGCGAATATCCCCACTGTGAGGTTAAATCTAATCAGCTTCACCCTCATCACTACTACTCAAAAAGAAACGCCTCAGTGAGATATGACCCGTTAAATGGCATATGTTTGTGCGCCGTTCATCATGCGTTAGGTAATGAATCAGCACACCACGACCCGAATTTTAAAGATGTCATTCTTTCCGCAGGTGTTCGCACCCACGAATGGCACTGGATGATAACGGCCCGTAAAAATGAGGTTGTTAAAAATAATCAGTTCTTTAAAGAAAATTGCAAGATACTTTTAAAAATAGAATTAGATAAAATAAATAAAAAATAGTTTGCCATCGCAAGCTGATTAGTTTAGGATGTATATTACTAGGGAGCGTACACCCAATGTTCACAGTAAATTTTAAAGTCTGTATAGAAGTTTCCACACGTCCAGTGCCGTGGTTCGTCCTGAATTGCGGGTACGCCATTGGACGTGTTTCTATACAGGCGAATGAGATATAATGAGCAAATCGCCAGCATTTCAAACATATTCCGCAGATTATTACATGGATACAAATTCATGGACTATTGAAGAGATGGGAATTTATCAGCGCCTTTTATTAACCGAATGGGTAAATGGAGCTCTTCCTGACGATCGGGTCAGACTTGCGAGAATTGCCGGATGTAGCCTTAAAAAATTTCACGCTGCTTGGCCTACCATAAACGTCAAATTCACAAAGTACGATTCACTTTTGGATTCCAAAAATGGTTTGTACTTTCAAGTTGACGATACACTTACGGGAAAAGGATATTTAATAAATATACGTATGGAAAAAGAGCGCGAAAAGCAACGTAAGTATAAAGAATTACAATCAAAAAAGGGTAAAAAGTCAGCAGAGCTAAGGTCAACCGCGGTTGAAGCACCGGTTGAGGCTACCCTTCAACCGAAAGTCAACTCTTCAGTCTTCAGTCTTCTATCTTCTAAAGAAGATATATTGTCGGGCACAGAGGAAATAGTTAATTATCTTAATTTAAAAACAGGTAAAAATTTTAGCCATAAAACAAAAAATACAGTATCGCATATCCATGCAAGATTTTCAGAAGGAAGAACAGTTGATGATTTTAAAAAGGTTATAGATATAAAAAGCAATAAATGGCTTACCGATCCCAAAATGAGAGATTATTTAAGGCCAGATACTTTATTTGGGACAAAATTTGAAAGTTATCTTAATGAAAAAACGGCAATCCAAATTAATAATAATTTTAAAGACGATTTTGTGAATTGTAAGGATTGTGGAGCACGGAGATATAAAAATGATGTTGATGAAAATGGAATTTGTAGAGGAAAGTGCGAGGTGAAAAAATGAGACAGCCTCCATATAGCGTTGATGCAGAAAAATCTGTAATAGGATCTTTATTATTAGACAATCAAACAATTAAATTAATTGAGGATATTTTAACTCAAGATGATTTTTATTTGGAATCACACAAAAGAATTTATAAAGCAATAATAGACAATTATAAAACATCGGCGCTTGATTTTATTACGCTGTCAAATTTCTTTACTAAAGAAGAATTGAAAAATATAGGAGGGAAAGTTTATATAAGTGAATTAGTTGATAATATTCCCTCAACGATACATATTGAACATTACGCTAAAATTGTTAAAGATTATTCATTGCGTAGGCAAATATTATCATTAGCTTACGAAATAAGCGAAAAAGTTTATGATGAATTAAAACCGATAGAAGAAATAATCGAGGAAACTCAAAAAGAATCTTTAAAAATAAATCCTGTATCTGGAAATAGCACAATAAAAACAGCAAAAGAAGTGGCGCGTGAAACAATAGCGATAATTGAAGAGAGATATAATAAAAAAAGCTCGCTAGTTGGATTATCAACAGGATTAAAAGATTTAGATGATATAACGGCCGGACTTCACCCAGGAGAATTAACGATAATTGCAGGCAGGCCCGGAATGGGGAAAAGCGCATTAGCTGTTAATATAGCACACGCGGCAGGTATGAGAGGAGAACCGGCACTAATCTTTTCAATAGAAATGCCAAACCAAACTTTAATGATGCGCATAATGGCGTCTATGGCAAAAATAGAATCAAGATTAATCAGAAAAGGGTTTATTTCAGAATCTGAGTGGCCGAAAATTGTTAATTCTATTTCTCAAATAGCAGAGGCGCCTATTTATTTTGATGATTCTCCGCTTTTAAAAGCAGCCGAGTTGAGAGCGCGCGCGCGGAAAGCAAAAAAAGAGCACAATATAAAATTAATCGTTGTTGACTATTTGCAGATTATGACGCCGGCAGCAGGGAAGAGCGACAGGAGAGAAAGGGAAATTGCAGAGATTAGTGCTGCAATAAAATCTATAGCCAGAGAGCTTAATATTCCGGTGATTGCCGTTTCGCAACTTAATCGAGGCGTTGATAGCCGTCCGGACAAAAGACCGCTTATGAGCGATTTGCGAGAGTCGGGAGCTATAGAGCAAGACGCTGATCTGATTTTATTTATTTATCGTGACGAGGTTTATAATAAATCAGAAGACAACGAAAATAAAGGGATTGCTGAAATAGGAATCGGGAAAAATAGGCACGGATCAACATCCATCGTTAAATGTGTTTTCGCTGATAAATATCAGCAGTTTTTAGATTTTGATTACAGAGAAAATACCGCAATATCTCATAAGACAAGGGGGAATTATGGCTATCCTGAATAAATATAAAGTAACTTTCAATTACCAAGGCGAGTTAAATGTAATGACAACCGAAGCCGCCGACAATTATCATGCGATTTTAAGATGTATGCCGATAATGGCTAAGAAATACGGAGTAAAAAAAGATACGATGATACATTATTTTTCAGCAGATAAGTTGAATTGCGAAGCCAATCTAATTTAAGGAGTTAACCATGTGTTCTAATTGTCTAAAAACACCAATAAACCAAAGCTGTCTTATGTGCGGCACGGTTCAGTATCCACCGGGATTTTCGCCTTACACGAAGATTACAAATACTGACGATATGCAGCTTCACAAGATTCCAAAAAGCGGATATCCACGTTTCGGAACCTGCATAAATTGCGAGAGGCCGGGAATGAACCTATGGCGCGGATTGTGCTCTGCTTGCCTTTATTACGTATCCGGAAGGGATGGACATTTAAAGGCTCCTATAAACTCAAAACAATATTGGAAACAATTAAGAGCGTACCGTGAGAAAAGATGGCCGGAAAAGTTTACCAGCGCAAAAGATTATCCGAAGATATAGTTTAAGGGGGAAGAATGAATGACTATGTGGAATTTTTAAAGAATAAAGACATTGTTGATCGGCAAAGTGGATTTAAGCCTATTGCACTAAATCCAATGCTGTACGATTTTCAGAGCGCGATTGTCCGGTGGGCGTGCAAAAGAGGCCGCGCTGCCATTTTTGCTGATTGCGGATTAGGAAAAACGCCCATGCAGTTAGAATGGGCTAATCAAGTTCATCAACACACCAATAAGCCAATATTAATTTTAGCACCGCTGGCAGTTTCAAAGCAAACGCAACGCGAAGGATTAAAATTTAATATCAACGTCCAGATATGTGAATCACAGGACGACGTTATAAACGGAATCAATATAACCAATTACGAAAAACTACATAAATTTGACGCCGGGTATTTTGGGGGAATAGTTCTTGATGAAAGTTCAATATTAAAATCATATACCGGAAAGTTCAGAAATTTTATTATTGAGTCGTTTCAACAAACTCCTTACAAATTAGCATGTACGGCTACACCGGCCCCGAATGACTTTATGGAATTGGGAAACCATTCGGAGTTTCTCAATATATTGTCTCGATCAGAAATGCTATCACTTTTCTTTATCAACGATACGGCCAACGTCGGAACGTGGAGGTTGAAAGGCCACGGAGAAGAAAAGTTTTGGAAATGGCTCTGCTCCTGGGCGGTAATGCTTTCAAAGCCTTCTGAATTGGGATTTGATGATAACGGATTTATTCTTCCAGAATTAAATATTATCGAACACGTTATTGAATTTGGAAAACCGTTAGAAGGTTCATTGTTTACGGTAAAAGCAGAAACATTAAACGAGCGCAGGCAGGCAAGGCGAGAATCAATAAACGAAAAAATAGAACTGATTAAAAATATTGTTACGGATGATGAATCATGGTTAGTGTGGTGTGATTTAAATACGGAAAGTGAATCAATATCAAAAGCGATTAACGCTACAGAAATAACCGGAGCGCAAGATAATGAGATTAAAGAAAAATACTTATTAGGATTTGCAACTGGGGAATATCGCATGATCGTAAGTAAACCTAAGATTGCCGGATTTGGGATGAACTTTCAAGTGTGTCATAATGTTATATTTGCGGGGCTATCAGACAGTTATGAGGCATTTTATCAGGCAATAAGAAGATGTTGGAGATTTGGTCAAAAGTCAAAAGTTAATTGCCACGTTATCACAACCGACATCGAAGGTAATGTGGTTGAAAATATTAAAAGAAAAGAAGCAGACGCACAAAAAATGCGAAAGGAAATGATAAACCATATGAAAGATATAAGCGCAACAGAATTACACGAGCAATCCGTCTCATCGTTTGAGTACAAAGTGGACGTTTTCAAAAACCACCGATACGAGTTACATTTGGGCGATAACATCGACCTGATAAAAGAAGTGAAAAATGATTCAATCGGATTCTCAATATTCTCGCCGCCCTTCGCCAGCTTATTTACATATACCAACTCAATACGCGACATGGGAAACTGCAAAGACAAAAACGACTTCCTGACGCACTTTAAGTTTTTAGTAACCGAATTGTACCGCGTTTTAATGCCGGGACGTTTGATCGCCATTCACTGCATGAATTTACCAATGACAATAACGCACGACGGTGTAATGGGCATGCACGACTTTAGAGGGGATATTATTAGGCTGTTTCAATCGGACAATTTTATATTTCATTCAGAAATTTGTATATGGAAAGATCCGTTAGTTCAGGCCGTAAGGACTAAGGTTTTAAGTCTTGCGCATAAGCAGGTTTGTAAAGACTCTAGCCGTTGTGGACAAGGCATACCAGATTATATAGTAGTTATGAGAAAGCCCGGGGATAACCCAAAACCGATTGAAAGAAAACAAGGATTTACTGAATACATTGGAGAGCGAGAACAGGAAAATACCAATTTTAATGAGGATCAGCGCAAGAACAAATTAAGTCATGAAATATGGCAGCGATACGCTTCGCCTGTTTGGATGGACATACGACAAACAAGAGTTTTATCAACTGATATTGCGCGGGACGAAAAAGATGAAAAGCACGTATGTCCCTTGCAACTTGACACCATTGAACGCTGCCTTGAATTGTGGAGCGCAAAAGACGATATAGTTTTAGACCCGTTTTCGGGAATAGGCTCAACGGTTTACTCAGCCGTTTCAATGGGACGTTACGGAATAGGATTTGAGCTGAAAGAGTCATATTGGAAACAGTCTATAAAAAATATGCAGTTCCTTGAATCAAAAGAAAAACAGGGAGATATTTTAGAATTATGTAACAGCCAATAGGAGGGAATAAAATGGATTTTGGAATATTCGCAAAAGATTTACTTTGTAAAGTGACTTTGGAACCTACCCACAGGGAAACCGTGACATCAATCCCATGCTCAGTAGGTTTCAAACAAAAAGACGGAACCTGGGTCAACGAGTTTATGGACGTTGTTCTTTTCAAAGACAATTTCGGCATGGATGATGGAATACAAAAAGGCGATAAAATTAAGGTTTCCGGCAGAATGAATTTATCCGAATACAAAGAGAAAAAGAAATGGTCGATATTCGCTGACGAGATTAAGACAGATAAAAAACAGGAAAGCGCACCTCTGGATGACGATATTCCTTACTGAAATCACTGGCACGGCTCTTTTGACGCTTATATTGTGGTGATTGAGTTGAGAGGGAGCCGCGCCTTTGATGTAAAGTCAAAAGGCCCTCCACGGGCATGCTCCTTTATGATTTGCACTGCTTCATTGCTCAATCCGTATATAATTCTAAGGATGATACTGTTCCAATCGGAGAGCAGAATAAAATCTCATCGCCAATAATAACAGCACTAACGCCGCTAGCTTCTGACATTTTATCCCCGAATCGTTGTGATGTTCCTGTTTTTCTTATTTCCTCAACTTCTGAATCTTTCAATGAAAAAACTGGGACTTCCTTACTGATCATCATTGATGCAAGGGCGTTCCCTTTTTCTTGCTTCCCATTTTCAAATTCGTCTTTTATTTTTTTTGCTTCAAAAATCACGACTTGGATAAATTTTGTTATTTTATCACTCATTTCCTTTTTTTCTTGCGGCTCATGGATAGAAACGCCGACCGTTCTGATAACAACAGGTTTGCCGTTGTTGCAGATTTTTCTAAATTCTTCGCTTGTGATTTGTTTGATTTTCATTGTTTTATCTCCTTTTCGTTTATTTTTTCCATTCTTACGGTTGTTAGTTGGTTTATGAATCCTTGTGCAATCTAGTTAAGTCAACCCATTGTGAACCGCTTCCACTTACCGGAGTTACCAACACATCGTCCCGACCATAGGATTTTCTCGCGTCAATAACTTTTACCTTTACTTTCATTTTATCTAATTGAATGTATCCTTCACCGTCAATCGTTCTTGCTTCAACCGCTGTTTTTTGTTCTTGTAATGTCATGGTGTAGCCCTCCTTTATTATCGAATTGTTGACTATAACATATACCTTATAAGTAATAATGTCAAGATAAATCTTCAAACTATTTTTACTAGGAAAAAACTAGTAGTGAACATACCCCTGTTGATAAGTATTTACTTGCAAAATAATATAAAAAATGTATAATCAATCATGCCTATTGATTGCCGCCCATGCCAACACTATCAATATTGCCGCCGCCCATGCCCGGCCACTGATTTTTTGGCTAACGGCA